AACCAATTAGAACCATCCAATTGAGGGCACGGCCCTGAAGGTCCATCGAAACTATCAATCACTTCACTAGCCGTCGCCGTGTGCCCGTTCCCACTATTGTCTTTGTACTCAAAATCGACTTGGTCCGCGCCCACGTCATTCAACGACCAATAAGCCGTAGGCGCTTCCAGGAGCGTAAGCCAGTCAGACATATCGACTTTCGCTTGCGTAAGCGCCTTGTTGACGATTTTCTCGGTATCAACCGAGTCGATACCGAGATCGCCTACTGCGATGGGCACGGTTGTGGCCGATGCTTCGGACGAATAACTACTCGCGGTTTCGTCTTGCGTGACCCGGCGCACGCGATAGTTGTAGGTGACTCCGGTCGGGATCGCGGCGGTGCCACCGAACGGTATCTTTGAGTGGATAATAAACTCATCGGTGACGTCGGTATCTTGCCCCTCGGCTCCTTTTCCGCTTCCGGTCTGATCCAGCGCATACCATGCGCCGTCACCATCTTCCTGGCATTGAATTTCGTATCTGGCAAAATTCCGTAGCGCCGCCTGGCGATCCCACTTCAGAACCACGAAATTGAATCTTGCCTCACATACTTCAATGGTGGGAACCGACGGCGTGGTCGTTCCCGATCCTGGTGCTATGCCACCATCATTAAGTACTACCGTTTCGGGATTGCCTTTTGATTCCACCTCCACCGATGCCGTGGATGACGGGGTAAAGGACTCGGTGCCAATAAGTTTGATCTTGGTTTTCGCCTTGGTCATCGGTCCTTTGGGATCAAGGTGCGTATACGACTCGATGACCGCGTCTTCGCTTACTCCCTCGGTATCGATGACGATTGAAACCACCGCGCCTTTCTGGATTTGCGGCAGCCAGTCGACAACAAGATCGGTCTCGATCCGTGTCGGATCAGCGCCCCAGGTGCGCTCGTATTCGCATGTCGTTGTCGCCTGAGCCACTGACGCTGCATAGTCACCGGGTATCGTTTTATCAACCTGATCTTCATCTGCGACGGTCCCGTCTACATCCTCGACCAAGTGCTTTTCGCTTATACGGTGCGCGGTCCCTCGAAGCGTCAATTTTTTTATAGTTATCGTGCCGCCGGTCTCATTAAGCAGGATGATTTCGGAGGAGTCGAAATTCTGTTGCGTTGCGGCCGTGGAGCCGTTGAAGGAAACCAGCGTAGGAAGCCCGCCACTTGCTTCGATATCCGAACCCGATCCTGCGGCGCCTATTGTCGGCTCTTGAATACTGGTACCCAAAGGAAACGCCTCACCCGAAACGGGATCGCCATATTTTAACAAGGCTTTATCGCCGGCGTTTGGTCCCGGCCAGTAGTCACCATCCTCAAGTGCAATCGAGATTGTTTCGTCGGCCTGGTCAAAGCCCTCTGTATTAAAATAGATGACGCGGTTTGCATCGCCCACCTGCTCATAGAGATTGAATTCCGTTTTGGCCCGGGTACAGGTTACCCCCCTGGCTTTCCGATCCCAGGAGTGGATGTTGACGCCCTCCTGGAACGTCCATTCGGAGCTCGGTTCGGAAAAGCTATCGCTGTGCCGGGAGATAAACCGCAGCTTGCCGTCATAGCGGAAACACATCGGCTTAGCCAAATACTGCTGTGCGAGTTTTTGCAGCTCAGCCCATGCCGTCGATTGCCCGGTGAGTTTAACAAAATCTTTGGTGATCGTGATATCATCGATATCGACATCGCCAGAATCAATACCCATGACCGCCGCGAGTTTGTGGATGATGGAACTGCTCGGTGTGCCGGTATCGGATATCTTGTAATTGGCCCAGAGTGCGCGATCGGTTTTCCTCTTGGTACCTCGGTGTTTTACCCGATCATGCAAATGAAAGACTACAACGTCATCGCCGAACCCGCGTTTTTTTCGTTCGGCGCCGGCGTCGGATACGTAGCCGGTAAAGATTGTAATATATCCTTCCGACCCCGCTTGCGCCTGGATCTCCGCGACCGCGCCCGCGAAATCGCCTTCATCAAAGGTCTGGTCTGAGTTGCGTAGGGTGACGGTATATTGCGCGCCGGCGTATCCCGGCATCTCGCCGCCGGTGACAGAGTTATTGCGAAGGTATGACGTGACATCCTCGGCGACGTCGTCGTCATCGATATCAATCAAAACCTTGTAATACCGCGGCTGTTCGCGATCGGTAATCGCCGTATCCCAACCGGCCGTCGTGGGAACGAAAAGCGCCAAAAGATTATCCTGCCTCGGCGAATGTGATTTGACCGCCGGATTGTACAAACGCCGTCAAGGCTTCATTCACCCAATCGCCAACGGTTTGAGCCCCGCCATCTCCAGCTACAGTTCCGTAAATATTTTGCGTAAAGTAAATATCCGGCATACGCATAACCGTGGTATTGCTGCCGGCTAGCCCGGGCCCGCCAGCGGAATCAATCTCTGTTTTCCCCTTGTCTAACAGGTCCTGTAAGGATATTTTTTCTAACTCTGTGCCCAGTACTTCTTCAAAATCCCATCTCGGTATTTTCTCGCCACCGAACCATCCAATGATTTTGTTAACGGCCATAATGACCAGGTTCACAATCCCGCCAACGGTCCTGATAACGGTATTTATTAGCGTGATAATTGCATTCCCGACGTGCCGGAGCACGTTGTTATAGAACCAGACAAACCCCTCGGCAACCTTTAATAGTACCGGCTCGAGCACCTTGAAAATCGGTGTAAGGATGCCTCCGATAAACTCCCCCAACGTCACCAACATACCAATCAACGGAGCCAGAGCCTTGTCGATAAGCGGCCCGACAACTTTCCCGAGAGCCTTGAAAATCACCTGCAACGGATTCAAAACCAGAGAAAACGACGCCACTTGCTCGGTTAACGTCTGGAATGCCCCCGCCAACATGGCCGCAGCGCCGCCGCCCCCGGCGATGGCTCCGACTTCGGTTCCTCCGAATGCACCGGTCAACGCTGCCGCGCCGATATCGCTCCCGTAGGCGGCCCTGGACGTAGGATAATTTATGGGAAACATATACCCGGCCATCATTTCAGGCGACCACTGACTCGGAATCGCCGCCGGCGGTGTCCCGGTCTTAAATGCACCGACGCCTTTTGTGTAATCGGCTTGCTTGCGAAGCGTTAGCAATTGCGTCTCTAAGATGTGTTCCTGCTCAAGCAAGAAGTCGAGGATTGTTTGCATCTCCTGTTGATATCCGCCAATCCACACGCTTTGGTCCTTTTGCAACGCTCGAAAATTATTGCGTATCTGTTCAATCTCCGGCCGAATGATTTTTAATGCTTCAGCGATCTTTTGTTGCGGGGTGACAAGCAATGACTCATACTTCTTCGCAATATCCCATATCGCCGTGCCGGTGGATGTTTCAGGCTGCGACGTTTCTGGTCCTTCCATACCCCCGAACGGTGAACCAAATCTCCCGCCGGATGCGGCCCCCTGCGCCACGGCCGCCGCGATTTCCTCAGCCGTCATCAGCCGCAAATCAACGAGTTTTAGGTCGCCGCCAGACATTCTTTTTTTGAAGGTTGCGGTTTTATCCAATACCTCGGTGAGCAATTCCACGATCGTGGTCAACTTTGTGATAAACGGGACCACGACCGAGGAAATGAACCCGCCCATCACCTCCTTGAGATCGCCCCAGGCGTTCTCGAAGGCCTTCATGGTTCCGGTGGTGGTGTCGCGCATACTCTCGGCCATGCCTCCGAATTGTTTGTTCAGGTATTCGACTGCTTTGCCGGATTCGAGTTCTTCTTTCGTCAGGTCCTTGAGACCGGGAATGAGTTCGCCGAGCTCGCCGGTAAGACCACCGAATGTTTTCGCGATATTGCGCGTAGCACTTTCAAGCGATACCATGCCCGTGCTCGCGAGATTGACGGCCGCCTTGAGCACGCTGCGGATCTGCTGCTCGTTCATACCCAACGCGACCAGGAATTGCTGCTGCTGGATAATCGCCTCATCGCCGTAGATAGACGTGCTCTGCAACGCGCTCGCGTATTCCTTGAGGCTTGCCACTGCTTCACCGTTTATCAACGGGTTATTCCGTGCAGCCGCCTCGAGGCGACGTTCCACCGACTCCTGCTCGGCGTATGCGTCAACGAATTCCTTCGCCGTTTTTGCCGCCGCCTGTAGCGCCTTGACGACTCCATACGCGGCCGCAGCGACACCGGCAAGCCCAGCCATACCCGACATCGTGGACGAGCCCGATTTGACTTCGTCGGTGAGTCCCTTGACCCCTTTTTTCGCGTCATCGACTCCACGCTTGTCGAAAGCGGAGCCGATCTTGACCGTCATCTTAGCCACGTTTTATCTCCTCATTGCGACGTTCCACCCACGCATGCCTGATTGTATCGTATACGCTCATATCAAATGCCGGTTGATCGAATAGTCCTCCTGAATACGGATAATGTGCATACGCTCCGTCACCATCCAATAATCGCAGGCAATCTCGCACCCATGGGCCCCATGCCGCTACTAATTCGGCTTCTCTGGTTCCTGTTTTGAATTCTGTGCTGTCGTAGATGTATTCGGTTGCGTCTCGGATGTCGAGGACATCCCACTCGCTAAAGGGCGGTTGTGCGCCGCTACAATCCCAAACACCTCCTCGGCAATGGGCTCGTATTCGAGTATCTGTTCTACCAGCGCCTCGCTTACGACTTCGCTCGAGCTATCTTGGTCATCAAAATTATGGGCACCAATGCCATATAAAAGCACGAGCCGCATCACATCATACGTTTTTGATGTATTCTGCCGCTGCTTATCGAGAATGGCGTCGAGCTCATCGTCATCTAAGATGCTCGCAAGCTCTTCATCCGTCAGCTGTTCCTTGTCCTTGAAGGCTTCCAATAATTTGCGTTGTATTTTGATCGGAATGCTTTTGGTTTCTCGTAAACTCGCGGCGTTTATGTCGTTTTCTCCTCTGACCCCGTATTTTTTGGGCCTGATCCAGTATCCCGGCAGCGACTCAAGCTCCCGTTTCTCACCGAGGATAGATACCCTGGCCGCCTGCTCCCACGCCGTTCTCTGTTCTTTTGCCATATTGCCTCCTAATACGCGGCCGAGTCGTCGGTCAGCAGCCAGACCGTAAACGCGGCGTTGTACGGTGAGTTCTTGCCTTTGACAACCGTAAACGGCACTCTGGCATCAATGACGGGTCCGTTTTCATTCCACTCAAAATCATCGAGCAGACAATAGGGCATCTCAACACCCATCATTTCATTGATATCGCTATCGAAAGCGCCACCGTCAAATGTCATAAAGATATTGACCATGGTGCCTGGCTCGACCTTGGCTTTTTCGGCGATGGACGTCGCATCAAGCCGGAGTTGCAACGTCCCCGTGACCGCGAACTTGCCTTTTTCGTGGTACTGGCGGTAGATGCTGCCGGTTCCGTATCCGTCGGGGTTGGAGTTGTTCATGATCTCCAGCGCGATGGATCGCGTGAACGTGTAATCGCTGGCCGCGACCGAAAACTGCGCGTCAGAGAAAACCATTGCCTCGACATCCTCGATCTCAAGAGACGACGCTCCGCCGGCGGCGGCCTCTTCCATACCGAGAATCGTTACTGATCCCTCGAGAAAGCCCCTGATCGCCGCACTCAATGACATACGATCAACGACACAACCGTCGTATACGTAATCGTTTTGCCTGCCATCGACTTGAATCGAATACGCCGGCCGTTCAGTGTTCGAAAGCACCACCTCCCACAAATGCCGATACACGCCCGAGGCCGCGGAAGTAAACCACACCGTCACCCATCCATTTTTTGCTTGCTTCGAGGTGATGTCCTCGATGTCGGCGGCGTCGGTGGCATCGGCTCCAAACAGCTTTTCACACTCGTAATCATCGTACGCCTCAATCACGGTCACGAGCTCGCCCACGGTATCAGTGGCCGCAGCCGTTAAATCAATATCCCCTGCCGCCCCAAAATTGGCATCACCAGTTTCCGAGCCCTTGGTCCCGGTCTCCGAAGTCAATGTGTCTGTCGACGTGTTCGCCGATATTTTGCAGCTTGCATCAGATCCCGTATACCGAATCCGTATCGCTGCGGCAATCTGCGCCGGCGCCGATTCCTGTCCCAACGCACTATTGACCAGCATTCCGAACCCTGGGCACGCACGTGGAGAGATATCGATCGGTGCATTGATATCCCCGGCCAACGCATATTTGTCGATTGCCATGTTTTCGCCGGTGATCGCCGGATCCTCGCCGGTCTCGATCGCCGCCCGGATATTTGGCAGCCCCCGATGCGGTACCACGGCGGTGCGTGATTCCGCCGTACCCGGGCTCGATTCCGGCCCCCCTATCGTTACCTTTACATCATTTACACTTGCCATGGTATTTTCCTCCCGGCTTACGTTTGTGTTGACTTGATCCGCACCATCAGCGCAATATCCACTGATTGCGAAATCGTTTTATCGTCATGGGCTGTCAGTAGCCCGTATTCCACTCCATTGAGCTGGACTTTGTTGAATGTGGATCCCAAAGTCCAATCATTCAAAATCATTTGTGTAATCGCTTCCACATATCGTGCGAGTACCAGCATGCACGTGGTTTCATCGCCTTCGCGATGATCGATGACAACTGACACCCCGTGGTACTGCCACGGCAAAACATACGGCGTCTCCGGATCGGAGTACTCATACTCAGTATCAGCCGGCACCACCGAAATATTCGGAAACTGCTTTGACAGCACAAATCCGACCTTGATATCCGCTGCCAGCGGGCGAGGGATCGTCACTGACCGCGCTGTTGCAATCGCATCGAGATACGTTGTCAAATTGCTTGAGATATACGACTGTACTCCGGTCAAGGCATCTTCAATCACACTCTTACCTGCTTCTCGTGAAATGGGATTGCATTCTCGGCAGTATCATATGCCCATTGATGAATCATCCGCCCAATTGTGCGCTTGCGGGCTTCTGTCAACTGTATCGCTTTTCTGCCAGCTTTATACTGCCGATGCGCATACGGGACTCGAGTCCCCCACTCCATCGCTTTCTTCCCGATCTTTTTAATAGTGTCAGCTGATCCCTTGGTAAGTGAGGCTTTCAAGGGGCCCCGCAATACCAGAATAGGGCGCCCCGGATAATGCCGCTCCTTCCATTCCCGGTATTTTGGTGATAGCGGCGCAAATGCTTCAGGATCCCCCTGCCGCTCAAAGATTTGCTCCGATGTCTCAAATAAAAACTTAGAGATATCCTCGAAAATCTCGCGAAAATCCTTCATGTCCTCGACATAACGATTGAAGCCGCGGACAAATCGCTCATCACCTATGGTTTCGATCGATATCCGTACCATCTACCAATCCCTTTGGTCTCGGTGAAATCGCGGCTTTCCCGAGCTCCCACCAGGTGCGCTGTATACTTCACTGGTCTCGCGCAAAATATCCGGATGCTTTTCAATGTTGGCCATCGCTTGATCAAAAAGCCGCTGCCGTGCCGTTGCTGCCTCGAGATCGTGATCGATCTCTCGCAACACCTCTGCGCATACGCCGTTGATTGCGATCGGCTCCACCACTTCCACTTTATCCGCGTTGGCAATCGGAATCGGGATTCCTGCGGCATTGAATCGCGCGTCCATCAACGCCTCAACCTGGTCAATAATGTCTTCGACATCTGTGATAGATGGTTCCGAGGACGCGGATATCGTGACATGCGGCAGCTTTGCGATGATGTCGTAGATATCGATATATCCGGCCATTTAATCCTCTGTCTCGCGCAATGTCTCAAGGATTTCCGCTTTCGTCATGTCCGTGATCTCGATCCCGCGGTCAATCGCTATGGCGGCAAGCTCGTCTTTTCTCATCGCTGCCGAGATCTCGGGCTCGGACACTTCTTCGACCGCATCGTCTACGAGCTCGACGACCCCTCGATCGAGCAATATCTCAGCGATATCGGGCTTGTATTCCGTCACATACCCATGTCCATGTTCAGTCAGATACCGGACCTTGATTTTTTCGTCTGCCATTCCAATGCCTCCGTTACACTCGATCTGATTCGCCTATCAGTTGCAGTATCCCGCGGCGATCGGTGCCGTCGAGATTCCCCAATCCACGCCGCTCCGCCATCAGTTGCAGCGACTTAAGCGGCAAGGATTCGGCTATCTCATCGACCTTGGCCTCGAGCTCCATCCGTTGAGCGAATATCTCCTCGTCATATGGCGACTTAGTGATTTTGCAGTGCCCGCGTTTGGCCTCGATCTCACCATACCATCGCGGTCTGGTCATGATTTTCCCCTCATGCGGTGGCTCAAGCCACATAATCTCTACCTCATCCATTGGTTTTTCCGGATTCAGCTTTTCCGGTATGCCGTAGAGCGCGTAATGTAGGGCAATGTATCGGTCGTCATCGATATGCGGATATGTGCGTTTGTAGTTGCCGGCGTATCCCCAATACTCGGCCCCGTCAGTTGTCGTGATCACAGGCAGATGGTCTCGACCCCAAAAATGGACGGTCCAGCTTTCCCGGTACCGCTCATAGATCAACCGCCATCGCCTGATCCATCCGCTCTTGTCCAAGCGCCAATGCCGTGGACTGCCCACGTCAGGCCCGCCGAGATCGAAGCCGGTTACGTCAATCCGGGGCCTTCCCTCTGCCAATGCCTGAGCCACTAATGTAGTGCCCGAATCTTTCATGAATTCGGGAGGGCACGTGTACTTGCAAAAATACTCGGGAAAGCTCCCTTGATTGCCGCCATATACTTTGAGATCGAGACCGTTTTCTTTCGCGTATTCGGCAGCCTCTCGCATGGTCACTACATGGCCGGCGAGCCGGCGGATCTTGTCCGGGTACTCGAGATATGCGTAATTGCAGCCCCAAACCTCGCCCTCATAGTCCATAATTTGCTGATGGTACAGCAGGCGAGATATTCCATTGCCCAAAATCAGCACATTATCCATGGTAAAGGAGCGGCCCATACCGGGCCGCCCTTTTTACTCCTGCTCAGATTATGAGTTGACCATTTTCACGGCCATCTGGTGAAAACCGTAGCCGGCATTGCTTCGACCATCCGCGCCAAAAACCATCTTTCTGTTATTTTTGACGTTGGTATCATCCAGCGTCGGCTCAGGCTCACGCCGTGTCTGAAGAATCAGCGGCTTGAGCTGCCGGTTCGTGCACAGCCCATACCAGTCCGTGGTGTCTGAAAGGTTCGGCATCGGGATCACGGTGTCAATAAACATCGATGACACGTTTTTCGTGGCCTCTCCCTGCACCGAAGTCACGGCCTCAAGCATCAGCGCATAAATCTCCACGGGGCACGCTATCGCGTTCATTTTCAGCCGCATCGCGCGGCCGGTGTCTGATTGGAAGTTATACATCGCCGCATAAGCGGCTTTGATGTCGGTCTGGATATTCGCCACGGTGTCGGCTCCGTTCCCTGCGAGCAGGTTATCTTGTGGTGCCGTGCGATCCGCAAAAAACGCAGACCCGTCATAACTCAGGTCCGTGGTGCCGTTGACAAGCAAATCCTCGATCATTTCCCACCTATGTGCCAAGATCGCCCACGGCATATCCCTGACCCGGGTCATAATCATGTCATACTTGTCATCCTCGATATCGTTTCTATCGATACCGATGCTGGTTTCCCAGTTCTTGTTTTTGATCGTGTAATCGTACTCGGACAGTTTCCCGGCAAGTCGATCACCCAACCATTCCCGGACAGCCGGTACGTCGCCAAGCCATCCATACTTTTCCTGATCCGATGTCGAGCGCGTCATCATCGCCACTCGCTTGATCAGATCGTATTCCGGGCTCTTGATCATATCGCTATACGCTTGGTGGTACGCGATCTGGAGCCCTTTTTCGAGTGCTATCGCTATCTTTCCCATTTTTAGTTAGCTCCTTATGAGACCGGGATATGGATCAAATTTGCGAAATCGACCAAAACATATCCTGTTTTGAATCCGATACATCGCAATGCCCATACCTTGGCGCTGGCTGTCTGAGTGAGTGTGCCGTCATCGGAGATATAAAATAGCTCCCCGACATCCGATTGCGCGGCGCCGGTAAACGGGATCCATATCTTTCCGACTTCGAGCTCCACCTCGTCATGATCTCCGGACGCGACAGCAAAAGCCTGCCCCTGCCGTCCGGTGTAGACGCCGAGCGGCATAGCCGTACTGGCGTCGGAGGGCACGGCTGCGTAGCCGTTGGTATCAGCGCACAACATTGCCCCCATGTAGTAGGTGTCGTTGCCGGCAGTCTTGACATTGTTCATGCTTGATCGGCCGGACACCTCGTATGTTCGAGCTGCGGTAAGTGCCATTAATTAGCCTCCTGGTGCTCTTTGTCGTAGGCCGCGATATCTTCAACCGAAAAGCCCATTTTCCGAAACAGGGCCAATTCTTCTGCGCTGTGCTCACCTTCTCCACCACCGCCACCATGGCCGTGTTCTTCAAAATCGGCCTCCTTGCCTTTGGCGGCGAGAATAGCTGCAGTCGTTTCCGGGCTTTTGTCGAATAGCTTCTCCCATGCTTCTTTGTTCTTTGGCAGGATTCTGCCATCGGTGAGCGCTTTCTCGATTACCTCGGATTTGTGCGCGGCGTGTTTTTCCTCACGGAGTGTTTTGAGCTCCGTGGACATCGCGTCCTTTTCAGCGAGAACGAGGCGCAGTTGTTCTTTCTGTGTCTCGATCGTTTGTTTCGCTTCCGCAAGCTCGACGCCCTCTGCTACCGGCTCCTTAGCGATTTTGATTCCTACAGCGTCCGCAAGTTGCTGGCGCTGTTCTTTCGTGATTTCGGATTTCTGCTCGTTCATTACCGGATCATTGGTGAGACTGACCGCGTACAACACCGGATATTTCTCATCGCCGGTGTCGATGTCAAACGCAAACCCGATCGCCGCCGAGTAAAATCGGTACCTGCGATCTGATATAAGCTCTCGCCCGCGGCTGTTGAAATCCCACTTAATCGCAAGCCCTGCCTCGGTAACTTTCATGTCTTCGGCCCAAGCCGCGGCCTCGCCAAAATCGTGATTGGTATCCATGTACACCGACCGCTTGCCCAACACATTGTCACGCCAGTGCTGTTCCATGCGCTCGGCATACGTCCGCGTGATAATTACCTCACCGTATTTGCCGGTCTTGAAAGCCCCGATCGGAAACGCCAGCTGATAATCCGGATCATTGCTGGTCCCATCGTTTACATCAGCTAAAGCGAGATGGATTTTCTCATCGTGATTCTTGGGCCGGATCGGATTGGAGAAGGCGGAAAGATCCGGGACCACTCCCGAAAATGATCCGTTTGCTTGCTTGATGGCTTTGACTTCGCAGTCGAGCTCATCCCCACCTTTCTCGAGGCAGCTTTTGAGTGCGCCGTTTGCGATAGCAACCCATCGCTTCTTTTCATCCGGGCTCAAGCCCTTTTTGAATCTGTCTACATCGCCTACTGTCCAGGGCATAGCCGCCTCCTACAAATACGCGGGATCTACGTTGAGACCCGCGCCTCCATTGCTTTTGATCGTGGCCCAATCCTCGGGGCCCATGATACCGACATCACCCGCCTTCCAGAGTTTTCGCGCCTGCTTCTTATCCACAAGCGTGATGTAGTCGTTGGCGAGGTATTGCACGACCACAAGCTCTCGGCCGCCTACGTCAACGGTGTCATATGGTGGCCGGTCTCTCATTGCGCTGGCTCCCGTTCAGTCTTCAGAATCGCGATATTGATACAGCGACACCTGGCTGGCCCGCCCTCGCACTCCGGGTCCGGCGCTTTATACACTGGATCACCAAGCTCATGCGTGACCTGGTCCTTGGCACTGCATACCGGACAGATATTGCCGTCGAGAATCCCGGATCGATATACTTCCTCGATCTCATCGCTGTTGGTTTGCTGTTCAATATCGCGTCCAATGCCCCAGCCTTGATTGATTGCCGTACTCGCCAGATTCTTCCACGTGGCATCGGATATCTTTGCCGCAGCCGCCGCGGCAAGCCCTTCGCGCAACTCATTACCGGTGAGTCCGGTTTCCTTTAGGTTGAGTCCGAGTTCAGCAAGCATCGCCTTGAGCTTGTCGCCGGCTCCCTCGACCTTAATCTGCAATTTCTCCTCGATGATCTGGAGTAGCTCCTCAACGTCCATGACATCGGCAAAAGCCATGTGCCGGCCCGCCTGTCGCATGAGCTCATCACGTACCTGCTCGCGGCCTTTTTTGATCTGCCGGCGAAGTGCCCGCATCAGCTCCTTAAACATATCGCCTTTACTCGGGACAGCTATCTCATTTACTTTCCGGCCGGCGACGATCAAGTCGATAATGCGCTGCATTTGCGCGTCGCGAATCAACAGTATCTGCTGCTCGAGCTCTGAGGTGGCATTGTTGAGCTCCATCTCAATGCCGGCGAGATCGCAGAACAACTCCTCATCGGTCGGGGCCCGGTCGGCATAATGACTGTGCTGTTGCTCCTCCGCCGTGTCGTCGGGTTCGGTATCGGCCGGCGGATCCTCAGTGGTATCAGATTCGCCGTCATCCGGTGGCGTCCGCACCTCGACCTCGTCTTCCTTGCGTTCGGGGAGATTCATTTCCGATCGTAGAGCGTTCTCGAGCTCGATATCCGGCTTCACCAGCCCCGCCTGGGCGATCAAAGCCAACGTCTGCGGGTCAATCTCCTGAATACGTCTGGCTTTGAGCTCCGGATATTCGGTGGCGTTGTAGTTGTAGTCGATGTATTCCCGGACGGCGAACCGGTTCATCACTTCGCAGATGTAGTCGGCGAAAGTCTGGAGCGACAGCCGAAAGATGTCGATAAACGAATTGCCAAGCGCGCGCGATCCGGTTTCGGTGGTGCCAAGCATGGTGAACATGGTCAGCGCCGCCCGTGCCATTGCTTCATCGTAGTATTGGATCGACGGCAATGTATCGGTGCCTGATTTCTCGCCGCCACCCAGGATATCTACAACCCATCCATCGGGCTCGATCAAATACGATAACTCCTGCGCTTGATAGCCTTCAGCCATATCGACTGCGTCGGCATATTCGTCACTGTCTTTGGTAATTCCGGGCGGAGTATGGATTTTCGGCGTGCCCACGCCGTGGCGGTCGTGTTTGACGGCGTTGATTTTCTCAAGCTCGCTCTTGATAAACCACGGCTTATACAGCGGACGAAGCAGTGGAATCCCCTCCCAGTCGTCGCCCTCTTTGTCGCTGGTGAAGATGAGCAGCTTCTCTACGGGGAGCAGGATTTCGGTGCCTTCTTCGTCCATCTGAACCGGACCAATCAGCCGCCGCTTTGCGTCCCATTTCCAGTTGATCACCGATTGCGGCAGCCGGGGGTCGAGCTTACGCGGGCGGATGCGATTGTCTCGATATTCCCACACTTTCTCGAGAATAGAAAATCCGAACGGCAGCATCAACAGGATATGCCGGATCGTGTCATCCCACGTGATCGTCATATTCCGCAGGAAATCCGCCTCCACTTCCTCGGCGAGCTCCACGTCGGCGGGGGCATCGCTGATCGGCTCCACATACCAGTTCGCCTGGCGCAACGGCAGCGTGATCGCGCTGAGTATCGTCTTGACCTGTGGATCGCTGCGGCGCATCTCGTCGTAGATGCTGCGCCCTCGGGCCCCGCGAAGTTTCTCGAGATACTCGCCGCCGGCAGACAATCCCCAACTACGAGGCCCATTGCCTGAGACCCCGATCACGGCCCCGGTCTTTGGCGCTGATTTACGCGGTGCCGCGAGCTCCGTTTTCGCCTTAGGCTCCACGGGTACGCTCCTTGAGATCTCGAAGCTGCCTATCTTGACCACGGTCTTTTTCTTCGTCCTCAACTTTTGCTCCCGTAGAATCCGCCGATAAAGCGTTTCTGGAAGATGCAGAACAACACCACCACCGGAAGAAACGCGAGCACGGTACCGGCCGCGCTCAACGAATACGCCGGCCTGCCATCGGCCTGAAAAATTAGATAGCGTTGGACCGCTTCCTGGATACCGAGGACAATGGTCAGCAATCGATTGTTTTTGATCATGACCAGCTGCCACATATAGTTGTGGTAGGCACCAAGAAACGTCCCGATACTTGCGAGTGCTACCACGGGCCCGGAAATAGGCAGCACGATCCGCGTAAACGTCGACAG